CGAAAGCAAACAAAATCTTCGTAAACACCCTCCAACACACCATTCAATCCCGAATCGCCCGCAAACCAGCAAAGATTCGCATAAATGGCCCGTGTACGAGCATCTCTCTCCCAATTCACCGACCCATCACAAAAAATTCTCATACAAAGCGACCAATATGAAAATGTAAAAAAAACACTCGGTACATACAAATTAACCAACCCATACGCCCACTCCGAGTCCACTGCCGACTTATTAGAAGATTTAGGTATAGCCACTAACCCATTCGCTGCAGAACCACACACACATGGAGCTGCGAAAGCTATAGAAAACGACTTATATTACATAGCTTCAACCAGAATGACTAAGGAGGAACCAGTAACCTTCATGTTCATGAAAAGAGCTAAATTGCAATATTTCCGTAGGGGCCCCCAACAAAATGACACATTCATAAATCAAATTGTGGAACCCAAAGACGTGGCGAGATACGACGAAGACACCCTTCACTCCACCATCCCCACCATAGAGACCAAAACAGTCTTTATAGGTGACACTCTCCACTTCCTCCCACCATCCTTTCTAACTAAACTCTTCGCTAATAACCCAAAGATCCAAACAGTGTTAGCTACGATGGTGCTACCCACCGAAGCACTATACAGCTTAACATCTCTATATCCAAACGTGTACTCCCTGTCATACCATAAACCTTCTAAATTCAGGAGAAAAGCTCTCTTCTCTTACGCACCAGGGGGACACAAAGGAGCTGAATATGTACACGAACTCAAACAGATCGACTGGTTGAGGTTCGGACACATAACAGATGGCAAGGTATGCATCACCGCTCAAAAACTAGAAACTAAAGCGGCCAACCATCTGTTCATCTACAAGAGAGGTAGGTACTTCACCCCGGAGATCCGAAACTTCAACACTCAAACGAAGTACGTAACTCTACCAAAAATCTTCCTCCCAGCACAGTTCAACCACAGAGTGCCGATCAAGAAAACCCTGGTCATGCAATTATTCATGTACGTCAAGACCGTCTCAGCAGCAAAGGAGCGTGACATATGGGCCAAGATAAGACAGCTCATAAAGACTGAAGACTTGCAAGAATATTCTCCCACAGAAATAGTTCACCTGGTCAACTACTTTCTGTTCATAGCAAAGACTTCGGCAGTAACGTGCTTCGACTCCATGCTAGACGGGTCAATTATAAAGAAGATATTTAGACCTGTGCTGGCCTGGTTCAAAAGGGGCTACCAGAAGATATTCGGCCTCTCTGAATTCAACCAGCTGCTAGAAGCACTCACTTGGGAGGAAATCGACCTGACACTAGATGTACTACCCGTCAGGACGCATGACTGGAGAAGGATGGGAGTAGCAGATAGCAATGACCCCTTCACTTACCCCATCGAGGAGGAGAAAAAGAACCCCAAATGGATTCACGACTTCGTAAAACACTTCTTCGGAGTCAACAAAGCTGCGCAAGAAGACTCCCCACCAGAGGACAACAATGAGCTGCATTACCAACACTACCTGAAACTCCTTGAAGCCCAGACCCTCACAGCAGAGGAGGAAGCAGCACTCCAAGTCCTAAACAGAGTGATTGAGGAAGGAGGGTCCCAAGAAGAGAACGACAAAGTAGACCCCGACGTTC